ACCATTGCAAATACAAGTCAATTACAGTTCGATCAAGAATTTGGGAATACATTTTTTGGTACCGGCGATACGTTAATTAATGCTGAGACTCTTATGAGTTTCAGAGCAATGCCTCACAAAGAAGCACTAGAAGGTGGAGACCTTTTGGTGTATGAAGAACCCCAAAAAGGCCATGATTATATTATGACTGTGGATGTGAGCAAGGGAAGAGGTCAGGACTATTCTACATTTAATTTGATCGATATTAGCGTCCACCCATTTGCACAGGTTGCTGTATATCGCAATAACACTATCTCTCCCTTACTCTTCCCCAACCTTATCTATAAGTATGCAAAATTCTACAATAATGCTTATGTTGTTATTGAAGCTAATGATCAAGGCTCGTTAGTGTGTAATGGTTTGTATCACGATCTTGAGTATGAAAATATGCATGTTGAATCAGCTATCAAAGCAAATGCTCTTGGTATTGAAGTCAATAGAAAAGTTAAACGACTTGGTTGCTCAGCAATCAAAGACATTCTTGAAAACCACAAGTTGAAAGTTGTAGATGAGAATACTATTCTCGAGATCTCCACATTTGTAGCTAAAGGTCAATCATATGAAGCGTCAGAAGGTAACCATGACGATCTTATGATGAACTTGGTTATGTTTGGTTATTTTAGTTCATCACAATACTTCAGTGATATGACTGACATTAGTCTGAAGGATATGATATTCAAACAAAAGATGAAAGAGATTGAAGATGATATGATTCCATTTGGTTATATTGATGATGGATCAGATCACATCAACAAACTTGAACAAGAAGAAAACGGTACACAGTGGGCTGTTGAATACGACGCTAATTTTTAAATTTCTATTTATTATAAATAATGGTATATTGAACAACCGTATTATGAAATTCTTATAATTAGTAACCGAAAAGGAAAAAAATATGGCACTCTTTACACCGTCCGAATCTCCTGCGGTTGTCGTCAAAGAAATAGACCTGACTGGCGGTGTGCCAAATGTCCAGTCGTCTACAGGCGCATTCGTAGGTAATTTTAGATGGGGTCCTGCCTTAGAACGTAGATCTGTCTCTAACGAAGAAGAGTTAGTAGATGTGTTTGCGTCGCCAGACTCCGCTAATGCAATCGATTTCCATGGCGCATCATACTTCCTGCGCTATTCGAATTCGCTTCAGGTTGTGCGGAACATTACTTCAGCAGCAAGAAACGCTCGGTCAACAACTGGCCAGCTTGGAGCTGATAGTGATGGATCGTTACCATCTGAATCCGTAAGAAACGAACAACACTTTAATAGTCAGCTTTCTGCACTAGATTCTGATTCTCATACACTCATTGCTAAATATCCAGGTGCGCTTGGTAACAGCTTGCGTGTATCCATTTGTCCTCAAACAGCTAGCGACTCAGCGTTTGATGCCTGGACTTATAAGTCATCTTTTGATGCAGCTCCGGGTACCAGCTCCTACGCCACAGGCAAAGGTGCTTCCAACGATGAAGTCCACGTAGCAATTGTTGACAATGGGGGAGAGTTCACAGGCACAAAAGGAACTCTGCTTGAGACATACCCATTCGTATCCGTTGCATCAGATGCAAAGAATACTGATGGTACAACAAACTTTGTAAAAGACATCATTAATACGAAGTCTGAGTATGCATGGTTTATTGATTTTGATTCAAACTTTGCTAATGCTTCGGCAGCAGCAGGTACGACAGCAGACAGCGGTGACAACTTTGCAAACGGTCAGACCACTGCAACCAACTACGACTTTGCTGGAGGAATCAACTCTGGTGCTTTAGGTACATCTGAAGTACAAGGTGGATTTGATCTCTTCGAAGATAAAGACATTGTCGAAGTTGACTTCTTAATTGCACCTGGAATGACTTCTAGAACAGATCAAACAACTGTTGTTAATGATCTGATCTCAACTGCTGGTTCAACTCGTAAGGACTGTGTGGTTGTAGCATCACCATGTAGAAACGATGTAGTCAATGTTGCATCTACTGCAACATCTGTTACTAACGTTGCTGCAACAGCTGCGACTTACACTAACTCTTCTTACTTAGTTATGGATGGCGGTTATCTGAAAGTATACGATAAGTATAACGATCAGTACATCGAAATCCCTGCATCATCTTCTACAGCTGGTATCATGGCTGCAACCGATCTGAATCGGGCACCATGGTTCTCACCAGCAGGTTCAAGAAGAGGTCAGTATCTTGGCATTACTTCAATCAGCTACACACCAACAAAAGCTCAGAGAGACACTCTCTACAAAGCTGGTGTGAACCCGATTGCAAACATTCCTGGCCAGGGTACAGTTCTCTTTGGTGATAAGACAAAACTCAACAGACCTTCTGCATTTGATAGAATCAATGTTCGTAGATTGTTCCTCGTACTCGAAAGAGCAATTGGTAGAGCAGCAGAGCAGGTCATGTTTGAATTCAATGATGAGTTCACAAGAGCTGAGTTTGTTAACATCGTAGAACCAGTGCTTAGAGAAGTGAAAGGCAGACGTGGTATTACAGACTTCAGAGTCGTTTGTGACGAAACAAACAACACTGCAGCTGTGATTGATAGAAATGAATTTATTGCCAACATCTTCATCAAGCCGGCTCGTTCGATCAACTACGTCACTCTTAACTTTGTGGCTGTTAGAACTGGCGTCGACTTCGAAGAAGTCGTAGGTACAGTGTAAGGAGATAGAAAATGGCAGTATTAGGAGTTGATGATTTTAAGTCCAAGTTGAGAGGTGGTGGCGCTAGACCCAATCTATTCAAAGCTACTATCAACTTTCCAGGCTACGCAAATGGTGATCCAGAACTGACTTCGTTTCTTTGTGAAACAGCTCAGCTTCCTGGCTCCACTATGGGTGTTATTGTTGTACCGTTCCGCGGTCGACAGTTAAAGATGGCTGGTGATCGTACATTCGCTGAATGGACAGTCACTATCATTAACGACACCGACTTTGCAGTACGGAACTCGTTAGAGCGTTGGATGAACGGTATGAATGCACATTCTGCAAATACCGGTCTGACAGCACCAATCTCTTACGAAGCTGATCTCAAGATTGAGCAGCTGGACAGAGACGGATCTTCGATCAAGGAGTATCTCTTTAGAGGTGCATTCCCAACTGATCTGAGTCCAATTGATGTAAGTTATGGCACGAACGATGAGATTGAAAGGTTCACTTGTACCTTCCAGTATCAGTACTTCGACAGCAATAACCCATCTACAACTACGTAACTAAATAGCAGAGGGCCGGTTCTCCGGCCCTCTATAACTTTAATTAGGAATTTATAATGGCCGATAGATCTTTTAAATTATTTGGTTTTGAAATCAAAAGAGCAGAGACTGAGGATCCCAAGAAAAGACCCTCCATTGTTCCTGCACGTGACGATGATGGTGCCGGTTATGTAACCGCTGCAGGCACTCACTATGGCCAGTACATCAACATTGATGGTGACGACTCAAAAGACAATTATCAATTAATTATGAAATATCGTGGTAATGCAATGCATCCAGAAGTTGATGCTGCTATCGAGGATATTGTCAACGAATCCATCTCTGGTAGTGAATTACAGCAATCCGTTGATATCAATATGGATAAGCTGGAAGTAAATGATAGAATCAAAAAACAAATTAAAGAAGAATTTGACAACATCTATGCTATGCTCAACTTTGATGAACTGGGACACGACATCTTTAGAAGATGGTATATTGATGGTAGATTGTTCCACCATTTAGTTGTCAACGAAACAAATCTTAAAGCAGGTATTGTAGAGATTCGTCCTATTGATTCTGCTAAGATGAGAAAAGTTAAACAGGTCAAGAAGAAGAAGGATCCAGAGACAGGTGTAAATCTGATTGAGAAGATTGATGAGTATTACATCTATCAAGAGAAGCCTGGACAAGCTAACTCTGGTGTTAAGTTAACTCTTGATTCTGTTTCTTATTGTACATCAGGTCTTTTAGATGAAGGTCGTAAGAAAGTTATTTCGTATCTTCATAAAGCATTGAAGCCAATCAACCAGCTGCGTATGATGGAAGACGCTCTTGTCATCTATCGACTTGCTCGTGCACCTGAGCGTAGAATGTTCTATATCGATGTTGGTAACATGCCTCGTGGTAAGGCAGAGCAGTACATGAAAGACATCATGGCTCGTTACCGCAACAAGTTAGTGTATGATGCAAAGACAGGTGAGATCAGAGACGATCGTAAGCACCAGTCAATGATTGAAGACTTCTGGTTGCCAAGACGTGAAGGTGGTAGAGGAACAGAGATTTCTACACTACCCGGTGGTCAGAATCTTGGTGAGATTGAAGATATTGTATATTTCCAAAAGAGAATGTATCGTTCTCTGAATGTTCCCATCAATAGACTTGAACAAGAAGCTCAGTTCTCTCTTGGTAGATCCACAGAAGTATCAAGAGATGAAATGAAGTTCCAGAAGTTTATTGACAGACTTCGTATGAAGTTTGCGCATCTGTTCTATGATATCCTCAAGAAGCAATTAATTTTGAAAGGTGTCATTACAGACGAAGATTGGAACACGATTAAAAATGATATTAACTTAGATTATGTTAGAGACAATCACTTTACTGAGTTGCGTGATTCTGAAATGCTTAGAGAGCGTTTACAGACTCTCGATCAGATCAGTAACTATGTTGGTGAGTACTTCTCTAAAGAGTGGATTCAAAAGAATGTTCTTCATCTTACTGATGAGGACATTGAACAAATGCAAAAAGATATTGCTGGAGAGCAAGAACAAGAACCTGATGAGGAGGAGCAACCTCAAGACGCTCCTCAAGCTCAAAGGTTTGAACTAAAGCCAGTGGCACAAAACGGAGAGTAAATTATGAGTGAACCAGAAGTACAAACTATTGATGACGTTAATCCTATTACAGATATGATTCAACATGCTTTAGATCAAGACTTCAATAAAGCAAACGACTTATTCAATAGTATGATGACAGTAAAAATGTCTGATCTTTTAGATCAAGAGAAGATTAGTCTTGCAGGCCAAATCTATAATGGTGAAGAGCCTGAGGATGAAGAACAGTTGGAACTTGACTTAGAAGACGAAGAAGGGTCTGAAGAAGAGACTTCTGAGGCTGAAGAAGAAGCTGAAGAAGAAACACCTGAAGAACCTGCTGAAGACATTGAAGGTCATCCAGTGTAATTTTATTCTAACTCAAAAGTTATAAAGTTATAAATAAACGGTAGGAAAAGAAATGAAAACTTTTCAGCAACTTAGAGAGCTAACAGGAAGGAAGCCAGAAGGCAAAGTAGTCTTCAATAAGAAGATTGGCAGAATTCAAGTTATGGTCTACAAAGAGCGCAACGGGTTTGTAGCATATGTGGACGGCGATAGATTAGATGTTTATCGTTCTCAAAAAGAAGCTGAGAAAGCAGCTACTGAATTTATAAAGGCTTATAAAAAATGAAACTGATTGCTGAATACACAGAAGATAGTTTAGAGGTCATCACCGAAGCTAACAAAAACGGTGGAAAGAGCTATGCCATTGAAGGTGTGTTCATGTCAGCTGAACAAAAGAATCGTAACGGTAGAATTTATCCGCGGACCGTAATGGAAAACGCTGTTAGCAGATATGTTAATGAGCAGGTTGCCAAAGGTCGTGCAGTTGGTGAATTGAATCACCCTGAAGGACCTACCGTTAATTTAGATAAGGTTTCTCACAAGATCGAAAAGCTCGATTGGTCGGGCAATGATGTTGTGGGTAAAGCAACCATTTTGGAAACTCCTATGGGCCAGATTGTAAAAGGTCTACTCGACGGGGATGTCAAATTGGGTGTTTCGACTCGTGGTATGGGAAGTTTGCAGCGAACTAATGACGCAATGGTTGTCAAGGACGACTTTCTACTCAATGCAGTAGATATTGTTCAGGATCCATCTGCACCTAGTGCTTTCGTTAATGGGGTTATGGAAGGTGTAGAGTGGGTATGGAACAACGGCATTATTGAGCCACAAGCTATTGAAAAAATGGAGACTGAAATTAAAAAAGCTCCGCGGGCTGATCTCTATGAGACTCAGGTTCGTGAGTTTAAGAATTTCCTCTCGTTGCTCAAAACAAAAATATAAAGGAGTCAATTATGACTGAAGATCAAATGATTGAAGATCAGGAAGTTGAACTCCATGACGATGACAACGAAGTCGTGGAAGAAGCTCACGATCCTAAAAACGCTGAAGCACAGTCTGTAGCATCTGTTGATGCTGCTGGTAATGCTGGTAAGACTGCACCGAAGCGTAAAGGCGATAAAACAAACAAAGATCCAATGCAGAAGATGCCTGGTACCAAAGCTGGTATGATGAATGCCGCTTACAACCATATGTCTGGCATGAATAAAGAAGATCTTAAAGTTGCTCTGGGTAAGCTGATGGCTGAACAGACTGAAGAAGGTGAAGTAGTAGAAGCTCCTGAGCTGAACTACCAGGCTGACTTTGATACTGACCTCAATGCTCTGATTGCTGATGAAGCAACTCTGAGTGAAGAGTTCAAGGATAAGGCATCCGTAATCTTCGAAGCTGCTATCAAGTCAAAGCTCTCCGAAGAGATTGATCGTCTGGAAGAGAAGTACAACGAAGAACTCGAGGCAGAAATTACTTCTACCAAAGAGGAACTCGTAGAGAAAGTTGACAGCTACTTAAACTACGTAGTTGAAAACTGGATGGAAGAAAACAAAGTTGCCATCCAGACAGGCCTCCGCACTGAGATTGCTGAGAACTTTATGAACGGAATGAAAGATCTGTTCGTTGAGTCTTACATCGAAGTACCTGAGTCGAAGGTCGACCTGGTTGACGAACTCGCTGAAACAGTTGAAGAGCTTGAAGAGAAGCTCAATGACACAACTGGTAAGGCAATTGCAATGGCTGAGGAACTTGAAGGTTTACAGCGTGACGCTATCATTCGTGAGGCATCTCGTGACCTTGCTGAGACTCAAGTCGAAAAGCTCAAGTCTTTAGTTGAAGATATTGATTTTGAAGACGAAGAGACTTTCTCTAAGAAAGTAGCTACCGTCAAGGAGTCGTACTTCGCTAAAACACAATCAACAGAGTCTGCTGACTTTGATACCACCGATGAATCTGACGACATCGTCGAGGCATCTGGTTCAATGGCACAGTATCTCGCCGCATTAAAGAAAACCCAATAATAGGAGTCCAAGAAAATGCATAATGTAGTTTCTTACGATCATCTTATCGAGAAATGGGCCCCGGTACTGAATGAAGAGTCCGCAGGCACAATTCAAGATAAGCACAGAAAAGCAGTAACCGCTGCAATTCTGGAAAACCAGGAGATTGCCCTTAGAGAAGAAGGCATGCTTGCAGAAGCAGCTCCTGCTAACAATACAACTTCCGCTGCTAACTGGAACCCAGTTCTGATTGCTCTGGTTAGACGCGCTATGCCAAACCTGATGGCTTATGACATTTGTGGCGTTCAGCCAATGTCTGGTCCAACTGGCCTCATCTTCGCGATGAAGTCTCGCTACCAAGGTGGTTCGACTTCCAACCGTGAAGCTCTGTTCAACGAAGCTGAGACAAAGTTCTCTGGCGATTCGTCTGCTACGCACGATTCCGATAACCCATCGGGCTTGAACGTATCCAACCTCGACTCTGACTCGACTGCAGACGATGCTCGTTTAACGAACATCATGGCCGGTGGTATGCCAACAGATGATGCTGAAGCACTTGGTTCAACCGGTGGTTCTGCATTTAACGAAATGGGCTTCACCATTGAAAAAGCAACCGTGACTGCAAAGTCGCGTGCTCTGAAAGCAGAGTACAGCTTAGAACTCGCTCAGGACTTGAAAGCAATTCATGGCCTGGACGCAGAAACTGAGCTGGCAAACATTCTGTCAACTGAGATTCTTGCTGAAATCAACCGTGAAGTTGTTCGTACTCTGAACTCGCAAGCTAAGACTGGTGCACTTCAGTCCAACACTGCAGTTAACGGTATCTTCGACGTCCAGACGGATGCCGATGGTCGTTGGTCTGTAGAGAAGTTCAAAGGCCTGATCCTTCAGATCGAGCGTGAAGCAAACGTAATTGCTAAAGAGACTCGTAGGGGTAAAGGTAACTTCATGGTATGTTCGTCTGACGTAGCTTCGGCTCTGTCTGCATCGGGCATGCTGGACTATGCTCCTGCAATGTCAACCAACCTGAATGTTGATGACACTGGTAACACTTTTGCTGGTGTACTGAACGGCCGCATGAGAGTCTACATTGACCCATATGCAAACACCGACTACATCAACGTAGGTTATAAGGGTACCAACCCATACGATGCTGGTGTCTTCTACTGCCCATACGTTCCATTAACAATGGTACGTGCAGTGGGTGAGGATACATTCCAGCCGAAGATTGGCTTCAAGACACGCTACGGCATGGCTTCGAATCCTTTCGTTGGCTCGACACCTGCTGACGGTCTTGCTGCTGTTAAGACCAACCAGTACTATCGTATCTTCCGCGTGGATAGCATCCTCGGCGCATAAGGATATAAAAGTGACAAAACTAAACTGGGGCCAGTTCGCTGGCCCCTTTTTTTGTCTAAACGGTTATAAATAGAGATATGGCAGAGTTAACAGATAATTTTAATTACCTTCAACCCACTTCATTTAAACTGACTGTGGATAGAGAACACTATCCTAACCTAGAGTTCTTCTGTCAGACGTTTGTTCATCCTGGTATGATTATGAACTCAGTTGAAGTACCATATCAAAAGGTCACCGGTGTTCCATTCATTGGTGATAAGTTGACGTTCAATGAAATGCAAGCGCAGATTCTTCTTGACGAAGACATGAAAGCATATGATGAAATGTATTCGTGGATGAGAAGAAATCTTGATGTTGATATGACATCACCGTTGCAAAGAACTCAATCTAATCCTCCAGCGATGGCGGACATCACACTAACTATCTTATCAAGCCATAACAATAAGACGAAGCAAGTTAGATACATCGATTGTATTCCAACTGCTCTTACTGATATTCAATTTGAGTCTACCGCAGGCGGAGAATCGTTTATTTCATTTGGTGCATCCTTCAGATTTAGTTACTTTGAATTGGTAGGTGCATCGTATACAACTAATGTAGATGGACTACCATCTATTTCTGTTGTTAAGCCTCTTGCTGGTTGATTCTAACCACACTTTATAGTATAATAACATTATGATAGATTTGAAAAGTATTATGGATATGTGGCAAAAGGATTCTCAGATAGATCCTGTTCATCTTGATGAAGCATCTCGTCAAGCTCCAGTCCTCCATGCAAAATATCTTGAACTACTGTCAACTACTAAGTTGCAGTTGAAGCGAGCCGAGTTTGCTCAGAAGACACTTCTTAAGCAGAAGTGGTTATATTACAATGGTAAGATGGACCAACAGACTATTGAAGAGATGGGTTGGGACCCAGATCCTTTTGATGGACTAAAAGTACTCAAAGGTGAAATGGATTACTACTATGACTCTGATCCAGAGATTCAGAGATCAGAAGAGAAAATCCAGTACTATAAGACTGTTATAGATACCCTTACAGAGATCGTCGATAACATTAAGTGGCGACATCAAACTATTGGGAATATGATTAAGTGGAGACAATTCGAGTCAGGAAACTAAACCATGCTAACTTGCATGTAGATTGTGGATCTGGCGTAGCTCAAGAACTAAACGAATTCTTTAGTTTCTATGTACCTGGTTATAAGTTCATGCCTGCTTACCGTAACAAGATGTGGGACGGTAAGATTCGTCTGTTCAGTAGACAGACAGGGGAACTTCCTGCAGGTTTAATTCATCATCTTGTTCAATTTAGTAGGTCTCGAGACTATATAATTGAGTCTGTAAAGACTGACTACGGTCTCCCATATGAAGAGGATAAGATAGATGGTAGAGATATTACTGCTTTCTGTGAATCTGTTGGCCTTCCTTTTGACGCTCGCGATTATCAAAGGGTGGCTGTAAAACATGGCCTCGAGAAGAAGAGAGCCATTCTGCTATCTCCTACAGGTTCTGGTAAGTCATTAATCATCTATCTTTTGATGAGATGGATTGAGACTGAGCAGAGTGATAACATTCTAATCATCGTTCCCACTACGAGTCTTGTTGAACAACTGTATCAAGACTTCAAAGACTATGGCTATGATGTAGAGAACAATTGTCATAGAATTTATTCTGGCAAAGATAAAAATACCGATAAACGAATTATTATTTCAACTTGGCAATCTGTATACAAACTGCCTAAGGCTTGGTTTGAACAATTTGGTACTATCTTTGGTGATGAGTGTCACGGATTTAAATCTAAGTCACTTATGACAATTATGAACAAATGTACCAAGGCTCAGTATAGATTTGGAACGACAGGAACATTAGATGGAACTCAAACACATGAGTTGGTCTTACAAGGACTCTTCGGTAGAACTTTTAAGGTCACCACAACAAGAGAGTTACAAGATAACGATACTCTCGCTCGGCTCGAAATTAAACGACTCTTACTTGAGTACCCAGAGAAAATACGTAAAGACTTTGGTCAGAGAACATATCAGGATGAGATTGATTTCATTGTATCCTATGAACAGAGAAATCGCTTCATATCAAATCTGGCCTTAGATCTCAAAGGAAATACTCTAGTCCTATATAATTATGTAGAGAAACATGGTAAACCATTGTTTGAACTAATTGAGGATAAGGCTAATGAAGATCGTAAAATATTTTTTGTATCTGGTGGAACGGATACCTCCGACCGTGAAGCAATCAGAGGCATTGTGGAAAGAATGCAGAACGCGATCATTGTGGCTTCACTAGGTACGTTTTCAACAGGGATAAATATACGTAACTTACATAACATTGTCTTTGCTTCGCCTAGCAAATCACAGATTAGAGTTTTGCAAAGTATTGGCAGAGGGTTGCGTAAAAGTGATAATGAAAGAGAGACTGTTCTATATGACATCAGTGATGACATTAGTTGGAAAAGCAGAAAAAACTTCTCACTCATCCACTCATTCGAAAGAGTAAAGATCTATAAGAATGAAAAGTTTGAGTACAAAACTTACAAGGTACCGTTAGTATGATCGACAGCTTAAAGCAATTCAAGTTATCTAATGATGATGAGATTATTTGTGAAGTGGTTCAATGGAATGATGAAGATAGCGACGCAATCGTAGTACGTGGAGTGCTACGAGTAATCCATGTTGAAGATTATGCTAAGAGTGTAAGGTTCTATGCATTTAGACCTTGGATGATGTTCCATGATAACTTAGAAGAACTTCATACAATGAATGCCAGTCATATCATTGCTGAAGTTAATCCTTCTGAAGAGATCACAAAGCATTACTTCTCTACAATGAGAGAGATCAATAAACAAATTAAAAATAAAAAACAATCTCTTCCGCTCGACGATGTTGCTAAGAAGATGGACGAGATGGATGAAGATGAATTTGATAATTATATTATACAGATGTTAGATGATAAGGATGAACACCCAGATTCTGACATGCCCGAGAATGTAGTTAAGTTTAAGCCCCGGACGGTTCACTAGGGATATACCCCTGCCCCAAAAGCGGCTTCTTTATTATACTACATTTTTTCAGTTTGGCAACAATTAAATTTTCAAATAAAAATAAAAAATAATGGTACACATTTCTGCGTGTATGTAGTATAATAGTTGGGTATGAAAGGAATAACAATGGCAAGAAAACACGGCATTCATTATGTCAATAACGCGCAGTTCTCTGATGCAGTAGTTGAATACGTCACTAGAGTTAACGAAGCGCAAAATAATAATAAGGACATTCCTATTGTTCCTAACTACATTGCGGAATGTTTTCTAAAGATTGCTGAGGGTTTATCTCACAAGTCTAACTTTAGTCGTTACACATATCGTGAAGAGATGGTTATGGATGCTGTTGAGAATTGTCTCAAGGCTATTGGTAACTACAATC